GAGAGCTGTCACAACAGGCACAGGAAAAAGGTCTGATAATTTCTCAAGAGGATCTCGACAAGGCGAATGAGTTCAATGACACGCTTGATGAATTAAAAGCGACAGTCGGAATGGACTTGTTAAAAGCCGGAGCGAGTATCGGAGAAAGTTTGCTTCCTGTTCTGCAACAGTTGGCGGACATCATCACGAAAGTGACAGATGCTTTTGCAAATTTGTCTCCAGAGACACAGAAAATCATCATGATCGTTCTTGCATTGGTGGCTGCGTTGAGTCCTGTTTTGTCATTGATTAGCACGATATCAATGGCATTGCCTTTACTTGTTCCGATGATCGGTGCGATTGCTCCTGTTATTCTGGGCGTTGTTGGTGTTCTTGCGGTTCTGTTTGCAGCATTTCAGACATACAAACAGCACGAAGAAGAAATCAAAGCCGGACTTCAGGTGCTCAAGGATCTCTTCGGCCGAGTATGGCAACAGATAAAAGATGAAGTTCAGAAGAACATTGACATGGTTGTTCAGGGATTCAATGTCTTAAAGGAAAAATTCGAGACATTAAAACAGAACGTGCAAGATATATGGGATTCAATAAAGAGGATCTTGAGCGGAGAGCTTCCGACACCAAAGCTGAAGATGCCACACATATCAATCAGCGGTGCGTTTTCGCTCAATCCGCCAAAAGCTCCTAGCTTTAATGTGCAGTGGTACAAGAAAGCAATGGATGATGCATATATTTTGAACGGTGCAACGATATTCGGTCAACAGGGCGGACAGTTGCTCGGTGGCGGAGAAGCTGGAAGTGAAACGGTTGTCGGAACAGAGAAATTGATGCAGATGATGTCTCAAGCGGTTGGCGGTCAGACAGTCAATGTCATCCTTCAGGGCGATGCATCAGAGATATTCAGAGTGGTTAGACAGGAAAATACGCAGTTCTATAAAGCAAACGGCTATTCTCCATTAATAGGAGCATAAATCATGACACAGGGTAAATTGATTGAAATTAAGTACACAGAAAACGGAGTTGCGAAGACTTATGATCTGTCAAGACATGTGCCGATGGGAACATATAACGTGAATGTGCTTGAAGAGTTCGAGGAGTGGACGGATTCAAACTATGACATACACAGGAAGCTCTTGAGGAATAGGGTTGAAGGAACATTCAATCTGAAATTCAAGAGCATTTCTGATTATGAAGACTTTTTAACAGCCATCACTAAGGCAAGAGCAACAACAGGACAGAATTACATCACAATGAATGCATTCGCAACGAACAAAGGCACGAATTACACAAAGAAGTTTTACATTGAGTTCACTCCGAAGAATGACTTGCCGTTCATGGCAGATTCAAAGAACGATGCATTTACAGTGACGATTAAGGAAGCAAGAGCATGATTGATGTTTTAGACAAAAATAAATATCTGTCGGATAATGCTTCCTTCGCTTGGACGGTAGCATTTCCAAATTTAAGTTTAACATATACCAACAGCGGAATCGTGAAAGAGTCATTCAGGCTCACAGAGAGTTTGTGTGACAATGATTCATTGGAGTTTGTGGGTTGTATCGCATCATGCTGTCAGATATCCCTTTATGATGTCCAATATGACTTAAAAGGGCAGAGAATGACGGTCATGATTGATGATTGTCCGATGTTTGACGGAATAGTTGATTCTGTTGAGATACAGACACCATCACTCATTAAAAAGATAACTGCATATGACAAGTTATATTCGATCTCTGATGTAGATGTTGCGTCATGGTATCAAGGGTTGACATTCCCAAAAACATTGAAGCAGATTAGAGATTCTTTGCTGACATATTTGGGATTGACATGGGAAAGCGCAGATCTTCCGGCAGATGATGTTAGTGTTGCAAAGGAATATGAGCCGAGAACACTGAACGGATTGGTATGTTTGAAAGCAATCTGTCAGATAAACGGATGCTGTGGAATTATCAACAGATACGGCAAATTTGAGTTCAGATATGTTACAAGCGCATCAGCCGGACTTTATCCTTCAATCTGGACATATCCGAGCATGACAACATATCCAGGTGGACAAAGTGCAGAGAATAAATATCTGCTTGGCTACTATGAAAACATGAAGTATCAGGAATACTATGTTAATCCTGTTACGAAGGTTCAAATAAGACCGAGTGAAGATGAGATTGGTGTCACAGAAGGCACAGGCAATAATAAATACATCATTCAAGCAAACATGTGGGCAAGAAATCTTAATGTTTTGGTGCTGCATGGGATTGCAGAAGGCATTCTCAATAAGTTAAAGCACGTTACATTCCATCCATGCAATATCAGAGGAGATGGCTTGCCGTTTCTTGAAGTTGGCGATGTTATCGAATATCCTGTCAACCTTGATAATATGTCACAGGAAGGCGGATATAACGCAACAGTGTTCTTGATTATGTCCAGGACATTCACAGGAACGCAGTTTTTGCGTGATACGTTCACGGCACGAGGAGAAGAGAATCAGAGTCTGTTTATCACTGATTTGCAGACGCAGATCGACACCATAAAACAGAATGGTGGCGGTGGCGGTGACATGTCGAAGTATTACACCAAAGCCGAGATGGATGAGATTCTGTCAACGGACTATTACACACAAGCAGAAACGATTGACGAAGTATCAGAACAGGTCAATCAGTTGGAGACTCCGACAGGGTTCACGATTCAGAGTGTTTACACATTGCCATCAACGAGAAGTGCTAACACGGTTTATCTGATACAAGGTGGTGTGATAATTCTATGAAGCCGAGACAGAGAGAACAACAGAAACAGAGTTCGAGGATGTATTTGAGGAAACACGATCATCGAGATGTCATCTATCAGGACATGTATCACAATGCGATGTGGTGCAAGACAGAGGACATTGATGATGAGTTGGTTTGGGTGAAATATCCGAAACATGCCCTTATGCACAGAGTAAAGCCGTTCAATGGTTGGATGGACGCAGACAGGCAATTCTGCTATGGAGTGCAACTTGATGGCGGTCAAAGATACGGTGATTTTTATAAGTTGCGGAATGGGTTGGTGCTTTATTATGGTGCTTATTCGGGGTTAAGTGATGATAACTTCTATGCGATAGAGGATGGAATTGTTTGGCATGATATAACGGCGAAGATTCCGAGCTTTACACCTATTGCACAGCAGAACATGTATCTCGGAGATGATTGCATTGCAAGGTTCTGGGGTGATGATTATTGGCACGGTGGCGGAGACCATAGGCATATAAACTGGACTAGAGTATATAAAGATGAGGATGGAGAGTTTCAAGTCGAACAAGGTTCAGCGACTTTTGACTGTGACACATCGTGGATAAATTGGTATACACCTTTGCTATATTGCGGAACGGTCAATGATACCGTAATCGTCATGAAAGAGGTCATGGACTATTACGCTCATTCTAATCAGCAGTGGTTTTTCAGTATCAGTAAGACAGGACATGTTGAAATGCTTTCCGATCCTGTACCACAACCGACATTTATGGGTTATATGTGGAGTTCTGGACAGTTTGCTCAAGCGTACACGCAACAGGGTGATAGATTGTTTTTTGTGACAGGCGGTGTTGTTTCTTACGATTCATATGTCAACAGGTATTCATCCGTCACAGCGTGGATGTCAATGGACGGTGGATGCACATGGACAAAGACGGAAATATTCGGCGGTCACAATTTGGCGGACTATGATGACCAACACGGCGGACTTCAGCACAAGATGGAGATGTTCCAACGAGATGGGGAAGTCTTTCTATTATTCGGTCAAGCGTGTGACAAGGACGGAACAGGATGGCATCAGGTGCACTTGTATAGCACATACACAGGAACACAGTGGGATGAGGTTGCTTTGCCGAATTGGGTTGACTTGCCGATTCTGAATGTTCCGAGCGGTAAAGGTGTGGCTCCGGCAAATGTTGACACGATACGAGTGGCAATCAAGCCAGAGAACACAAGCGATCAGGATTATAACATGTTCGACTTGATATCGAAGTACACGCAGAACACAGCAAACACAATGGACATCGACCACGGAAATATCATGTTTCAAGATGGCGAGGTCAAGGATTTGCTTGATACCGATTTTTACATGACTATCGGGAACGGTTCTTTGCATCTGTTTTTTGATAATCGGTACATGGCAGAAAATTCAAAGGCGTTTGCATGGATAACAGGTCACGATGGTGCGGAATACAATCAAGCAGACACAGTAATTCCGTATGATTATGTTTTAGGATAGGAGAGAAGAAATGGCAGAATACACAGCGATTTTTACAAAGCCGTATGCTGATGGGTATGAGGATTTACCGAGTCAAAATACACCGATAACGGCACAGACTCTGAATGATAAAGATGCCGTTATTGAGAATATTGAGAGTTATTTATCGGGAAATGATATTCCGTCAGATGCGGAAGAGTTGAGCTATGACAACACGGTCAGCGGAATGACGGCTGATAATGTTCAGAGTGCGATTGATGAGTTGAATGATGCTAAAGCGGAAAAGACTTACAATGTCGATTATCTCAAAAGCAAAAACTTGTA